GCTTCACCTTCTTAGGGAGCAAATCAATTATACGCATACCAGTATCTTCTTCTACTTTTTTGTTAAAGCTTAACATTAATTATCTACCTTTGCTCCAGCTCTCCATTGGTAACATGACCAATATCCTGCTGTAGTTTTGTCTTTTTTATCTGCACAGTTATGACGTGCTCTAAAAGCTTTACGTCTGGCAGGATCATCTCTTTTAATTTCCATGTTAGGATCACCAAATGTAACCTTTACAACATTACCTTTAGCGTTCTTTACATATACATGGAACTTGTGTTTTGCACCTTTCTCAGAACGAGTAGGATTATTTAGTGTCTTGCCTTCATACTTCTCAACAACTAAGTCTTTGTACATGTCTTCACACATACAATCGATGGCCTCTACTTCTTTATATGTTTTCAATTTGCATCCATCCATTTTTTAGCTGCCTTATTTTTAGGCATAGTTTTAGACCACTTGACAATAAAGTTTAATACCTTGCGTACTGATATTGGAGTTTTCTCTCTTACAGAGTTATCTATCTCGAAAAATAATTTGCCGAATGACTTTTTAAAAGGATCCAGGCCTGATTGTAATTCTTTCCACTTAGTAGTAACTAACTCAGGACCAATAGTTCTATCACCATCAAGTCCTCGTTGTCTGTCTGCTTCTATTGAACCTTCTAAAGATAGATTAACATATACCATAAGGCATTCGTATCCAAGAGATTCTAATGTTTTCTTTTGCTTAAGTAACTTACCAGAGTTAGCTCCAGTGCCATCAATAACAAGACCTAGCCTTCCAATCAATGCACCACTTTGTTTTGCTTGTGTATGTCTTTTTGCTACAGTTCGTATAACGCCACGTTCAAATTTTCTGTTAGGGTCAAGGATAACTGTACCTTTCTCGTCAGTTAATCCTGCAGATTTCATGTAACGAGTAAATTCTATATCTGAATTAATTTCTTTGTATCCTAATTGCCCAGGAAGGGCCATAGAATCGGCAACAAAAGATTTGCCAGCACCCGGAGCGCCAGCCATAAATACTGCGTGGAAGATTGAAGGATCATTTCTTCCTTCGAGTATGTGTTGTCTTAAAGATTTCATTTATTCCCTTATAAACTGAATATATAAAGGTATTTATACTATTATAAATTCTTAATAATTTTATTTAAGTTCTTTATTGTACTGTACTTTTTAAGCTTAATTAGCTTAGGTTCCATGTGACTACCTATGCGTTCTATGTTAACATACCCATAATAATCAAGGATACATATCATAGCCATAATGTCACCGAGCTCTTGCTCTAAATGATCCTTGTTCTCTTCATTATCCACGCCAAATCTAATTAACTTAGAATTGGCCTGAACAACTTCTGCACATTCTTCTGATAGAATGGTTAGTGTTTCTTTAAGATTCATTTTCTTCTTCTTTAGGTCCTAATACATAATCCTGCTTAGTCAATGTATCATCTAATATACTTTTTAATATATCACCCAATGCAGTATTGAATTGTATATTGCCATGAGGATTTTCCCCAGGATATTCTATAACTTCATAATTAAAGTTAATAGACTGTGTTGTTTCGTTTAGTTTAACATCCATGTATCTGAATATAACGTTGTGGTATTCACCACCCTCTAACCGTACATACCAATGTTCAGTATCTAAATCATTCTTATCTACAAATGACCACTTGTCAAACGGTTTAAATTTATCTTTTATTAAACTGGACTTCATATGTATTCCCTTCAATTTCAAATCTCATAGTCGAATGTGAATATTCTTTACGCGTGGTTTTGTTTTGACGCACTTCAGTTTGACAAACAACAGATGTAGTATTTACCTTACCTTTGGCTTCTTCAGTCTTTGCACCAACCATACCACCGACGACAGCACCAGTTGTCCTATCGATATTAAGAACATCGCCTAAGATACTTCCGAAGATTGCTCCCCATACAGCACCTTCAACAACATTACCTTTCATCTTTGTCTCTTCACCACATACTTCAACATAGTATGGCTCAAGATAAACAACTTCATGATAATGGTCCTTCACTGAACCTCTTACACTTGAATCGGCAATGGCCATTGTTGACCACATTACTGCTGCACCAGTTGCTAATGCTAATACTTTTGTTTTAAGCATTCTGGCACCTCTTACTATTAGGATGCCTCTTACACCGGTATGTACCGTGACTCATATCTTTCTTAACTTTCGGCTGTCCTTTTGCTCGTTTTTTTATAAACGGCACTGTTGTCTTACCCATTATTCTTCCTCCACTTTTATTAAATACATTACATTAGCTTCTTTAAATAAAGCTGCAGCATTCTTGTTTGATTTATCCCAATCACTATTATACTTAGCAGGTCTCATGGCAACAACCTTTTTGATACCGACTTGAATAATACCTTTAGCACATTCATTACAAGTAGGTAAACCATACACATACATAGTAGAATCTTTTAAAGATACTCCATTAAGAGATGCGTTGTATATTGCATTCATCTCACCATGTACAACTAATTCATATTTCCTTTCACGGTTATTTAGTCTCTCTTCAGAATCTTTAATTCCTCGTGGGAAACCATTGAATCCTTGTGATAGTATCTGACCATCAGCACCTACAACCACACAACCAATCTTAGTACTAGGATCTTTACTCCAAGTAGAGATTACCTTTGCTAACTTAATATATTTATCTGTCCATGCTGTAGACTGCATTAATGAACTCATACATTAAACTCCTCATATCTATTGGCGACCTTAGGCGGTTCATCCCTCACATTGAGAGTTTGTGCAGTTTTTTCTACATCATACAGTCTCATCTTAGCTCTGTCAATACCCACTACAAACTTTTTATTTGATCCTGTTGGATCATTATATCTGTTCTTAAGTTGCTTAATCATGATCTGATTCATGTTATCTAATTCTTCTGTTGCTATAAGTGCAAACATTAAGTCAGCGGTTGCTGGTAGACCAAATGATTCAGATGTATCTTCTAAGCCTACATCAGAGTTACCAAAACCACCTCTCGTGGTTTGTGTTGCAGTTAGAACCGGTAGATTAAACTCTACAGCTAACCCACGTAATTCTTCAGCGATTGCTTTGACATATGTATATGAGTTAATAGAACCACCCATAGCTTTCATACGAGCGCTTGAACAGATATTCAAGTAGTCTATACAGATTAAATCAGGTTCAAAGTCTCTTTTGATCTTAAGCTCTTTCAATAAAGACCTAAAGTTATTTGCATTTGCTGCACCAGTAGGATATTCCTTTACAATAAGTTTGCCAACACCTTTGTCAGTAAGCTTATGCATCTTCTTATCAAACATATCTTTTGATAGATTCTCTAATTGATCAATAGGTACATTCATTAAGTTAGCATCAATACGTTCAGCAATTCTTTCTTCTGCCATTTCCATAGTTATGTATAACACATTTTTCATCTGTGTTAAAGCACCAGCGGCAACATGACACATGAATAGGGATTTACCTACACCGGTTCCTGCAAGGGCAACATTAAGAGACTTGTTTACTAAACCACCCTTTGTGATCTTATTAAACATCTCTAAGTCAAATGGTAGGTGCTCTTCTTCTCTATGATAGAAATCGAATCGAGAATCTGAATCATCTACATAATCATGACCTACTTTAATATCAAAGTTTACACCAAGGGCTTCACTTAATACTTCAGGTAGAGAATTCTTACCTAGAGTCTCATGCTTACCTTCAATAATATTAATTGAATCCATGATAGCCAAATAGATTGCTCTGTCCTGACACCACTTCTCAGTGTGTTCAATAAGCCATGGCATTGTCTGTTCTTTCTCTTGTACACTGATCTCAGGTATAAGAGCTAATGAATCAGAACCAACTTTAGGATTATTTCTTAATTCAATACTAAGTGCATCTGCACTAGGAAGTTTATTAAACTTATTAACGAAGTCAACTATCTCAGAGAATACTGCTCTGTAAGGATCTTCAAAGTATATAAGCTTTAAATGAGGAATTACAGTTCTAGTGTAATCCTCATTAAGCATTAAGTTACGTAAGATTAATGTTTCAATCTGCATTAAATATCCATATCTTCAGGTGATGATGATTTAATCATGCTAGCATGACCGACTTCGTACTTGCCTTTAAGGTATGCTTTGAAGTCTGTATCCTTAAAGATAGGTAGCCAAAAAGATTCTTTAAGTGTTTCAGCAACACGAACCTTCTTATCTTCTATCTCACCAGTCTTCTTATTAACCTTAGAGTACCAACCGATATTAGGCTTGACTACATATCCACCTTCAAGTGCAACATCTAATAAGCCAGAGTATGATTCAATACCACCTTCCCATGTAACAGAGATAGGGATCTTAGACTTCTCACGCACAAACCGTGACTTCTCTACATTGATCACAAAGTTATAACCCATGATCTCCGTACCTTTCTTCTCTTGCTGACGACCAATGATCCAGATATTATCACTTGAGTAATAGATACCTGTACCGCCTGATACGATAGCTTTAGGGAATAGACCAATCTCTTGGTAGGTATGGTTAACAGCAATCAACGGAATGTCTCTCATAGTTAAATATGGAGTGGTCATTCTGAATAAACCCTTAAGGGCTTTTGCTCTTGACATATCTGCCACAGACTTTTCATTCATAGCATCAGTCAATTCTTTAATAGATGCAAGGTTGCCAATAGAGTCAATAACAATAATGACTTTATCTTTGCGTTCGATATTTTCTAATTGATTAATTAGATCGAACTTCAGTTCTTCTACATTAGTTATTGGACTATGCAGAACTCGAGAAGTATCAATACCAAACGACTTAAAGTATTGTTGCGGGCTACCAAACTCTGAATCATAGAATAACAACACAGCATCTTCATACTTGTCTAAGTATGCTGCTGCCATTAGAAGAGCAAACGAAGTCTTAAAATGCTTCGATGGTCCTGCTAATACTGTTAGTCCGGAAGACAGACCTCCGTCTGGGTCACCAGATAGTGCAACGTTAATCATTGGAACCGGTGTGGTTACCATATCTTTGCCAGAAAACAATTTAGACTTATCGAGAACTGCTGTCTCTTTAATCCTAGAATTCTTCTGAAGTTTATCCATTATACCCATTTGTACTCCTTCATTATTAATTTAATTATCGTCAAAGAATTTTTCAAGCAAAATAGTTAAAATAACTATAGCTGCTATCCAAAAAATATATTGTGAGTATTCATAACCCATATATCTTCTCCTTATCAATTTATGTATCTATTATATCACATTTAGATGGGAAGTACATACCCTTGATCAAATTCTTTTCTTCGATAACATTCTGGTGAGATGTGAACACTTGATGTTCCTTCCATCTTTTCTTTAGCATATACTTCTGGATTCATCATTAGCCATTCATTAGGATACATAATCTTATTCATGCTGATCATATCCATTGTCTCAATGATACCTGCTAGGGCTTGTGATCTATCATAATATGAACCCCAAAATGGTTGACCTTTATAGTAACCTGTCTTAGGTAATTTCCTACCTTCAAACTCTATGGGCCATGGCACTGCATACTCAACTGGTATTGGCAAACTATCACCAAACCTTTTAAATTCTATCCACATATCTCTGTAGTCAATACCTAATCTACATATATGATGTCTAAGATCTATATTACCAAAGACTAATGTGATACCTTGTAGGTTGTTACACTTAGCCATATGATCACGTACGTATTGGAAATTGCTCTTGATCATGCCGTTAAGAGTAAGCCCATTGGTTTTAATAACCATGCTCCCCTCAGGGGCGAACGCGGCCGTATGGGAATCACCGATGGTTAACCAATCTGTATCAAGATCAGTGGATAACATTGTTTGAGCTCCGTCGCATTTGTCTTGGACACGAGCGCACCAGTCTTTATCTGGGCAATCTTTTCTCTTGGCTAACATATTTCCATACTCAGGCATATCAATGTCTAGTGAATAAACTTTGTCAGCTAGTAAAAAGTTATCCACCCTCTGCTTAAGCTTATCATCAAATCCACCGAATAGATTAATAGATCCACCGAAGTTTACTCCATGATCTAAGTATAGTATCTCAACTGGGTCAGCATCATGATTGATACCAACGTTTAAATTCTCTGCCCACGTACGTGCCCAACCATATCCATGGCTATTCTTCTTACGTGGTATTTTATTAAATGTTCCTGTTATCATAAGTTCTTATCCCATTCCCTATAGCTATCTGTTTCATATAGTGTTTCATCTGTCAATGCAGGTTCTTTACCTACGTTCCAAAATAGTATATCTTTATCAGAATGTTTTGGAATAAATTTCCATACCTTACCATCATATGTAGCAATGTTTGGAAATGGAGGTAGGTTCTCTGGCTTCTCTGGCGCAGTAAATGCACGTGCCTCAGATATAACCTGCGCCCTACCTAATTCACCTGCTTTCATATTTCTACTTACTGCTACAGATACAAACTCTGCATTAGGCCAAGCTATCTGTAATGAACGTGTCAATACACCGGTTGATGTAGCAACATAGACAACATCAGGTTCTTTAATCTTACTGGCAACCTTTACCATTCCTGCTGTAACTAATTTGTGTTTAAGTCCTAAGGGAATAAAGAATGCATTTGGATTCTCATCAGCCCACTTCTTAGCAATTAGGTTTAGGTTAGGCATGGCTGCAATTCTATGGAAGGATGCTTCTGCTCCTTGCTCTATACAACATGCTTGATGAGATGAAATTCTTTTAGATGAGGGCATAAACAAACGCACACTTTTATTGTGTCTTTTTGCAACATCTAATATACTTACACCAGCCAAACCAGTTCTTGGTTGGACATACACAATAGTATCTTCTTTGATACTTGACATTAAACAATCACCACCGCGGACCTTTGATCCAACTAAGTCATCATCTCTTACAACTCTTATACCTTCATGCATAACAATGCGTGGTTCAGGATTAGGATCTTCCCAATCACCTGCAAGATCTAAGTAATAATTCTTAGCTTCATCTGGTTGCATCATTCCAACATCGACGTTGAATCCGTCTTCTACGTGGTTATTGTGTGGCATTGTTTTCCTTTTTTTCTTTCCATGCTTATATTATAACATAGTTTACCTAGATTGTACAACTATATTGGTAATATATTACTTTTTTCTGGTGGTGTGCCCTGTCTCTGTTCCCAGCCAGATACCCAACCGCTGTTATTAGTTATAGTAGATGTAATGTGGTCAAATGTACCGTTACCTCTTGGCACATAATTCTGACCAAACCTCACAAAGTCACACATCACATCTTCAAGATCCTTAGGTTTACCACCTGTGCGTTCTCTTAATAGATCCATGAACTCATCTGGCTTATATCCTGTAGATAACTTCTTCATACAACGGACTGCGTTATTACCTAAATAGGTATGTGAATCTACATCTACAGACTCTGGAAAATAATCTGAGCAATCCATAGAGAATGCAGCATATTGGAAGTTAAACTTTCTGTGCCCCATCTTTGCATTATGTTTATTTAAAAAGTCTACAATATCTTTATGACCTTTCTTTTCTTTAGAGTCATACAATAACCAATCAGTGAATTCAAACATTAACTTCGGTAGTTCCTTTGTCATAAAGTCTACATTAGTTACACCCTTTTTAGGAGCTGGTGGTTGGTTACCAATAGAAGTAAAGATCGGACCTTTCTGTTTCTGCTTTACTAAGTCTTCACACATCTCTTCTATACTGTTAAACCGTGTACCCCAATGCTGAATAATGTTATTACGATATCCATGGTCATTCTCAAATGATGCACCACTTCCTGTAATACGATGGCACATCATAACAAAGAACCACGTAGACAAACCCCAAGTGATCTTATCATTTTCACTATTAATAGATCTACGAGATTCATTCTGCCATCTCCATTTTGGAGTATTAGAACCAAACTTTAAGTCTTGCAAGACATTAGAAAAGCCAGCTGCATTCCGTGTCTTACAATCATAGATGTCTATCTTCTGTAAGAGAGGATCATTGATAAGCTTATTCGCTTCAGGACCCTCGTAATCTAATGGTCCCCAATTCACGTTGTCTTGTAACCAACCTGCCTTAGGGTAGTAATAGTTTACTAGCACATCTAGTGCTTCTTCGTTAAGCCACATTAAGCTGCCACTTTTACTGGTAATACTCTAGTTGGTTGAACCAAATCAAAATGTTTTTCATAGACATGTAAATTTTGTACTTGCCAAATCATTTTGCCAGGTTCAATACCGAGATCATTTGCTAATTCGTTAAGAACATATTGTTGCCATGCATAATCATTCTTATAACCATACACAACATCATTAGATCTCATCTGCACACAGCATTCTAATTTATCATCACGGATATAATAAGATACGGTATTAGTACATATAAAGTCAGACATACCGAGGTAGTCATATTCTTCCCATATACTTGGACGAGTGTAAATCATTTCAGCACGACGGCTATTTTCATTACTCATTAATTCTGCTAAGGCATTATTATATTGATCACCATTCTCTTTAGACCATATTAAATAGCCATAGTTAGAATTAATAAAGCCTTCAGGAGATGATGCGTAGTTCCATGCTTCAGGTGGTTTACGTTCACTGCCGTATATATCATTAACATTAAGTGATTGCGATTTATACCATTCGATTTCACGATTGATATATTCTAAGTTAGGTTCACCGAAGATTGCCGGTTCATTTGCTTCAAAGCTTGCACCGATAAGTTCAATGCATTTAACACCGGTCTTATCGGTGGTCATATTCATTTGGTGCTGCTTGGCCGCGACAAAGTAATCACGAACATCTTGCACCCTATAAGGTTTAATCAACATTGTCTGATCTCTTAGTAATAGGATTATTTAAATAATCGAGTGTAGGATCTTGGCCTTCCATTTTGCCACGAATATATGAGACAGCAAAAGATGCATAATTAATAAGATCTTTATACGTGTCTTCAAGTGACTCAAAGTTATTGGCTTGACCCGATTCAAGTAAAGACTGAGCACGCAACATTTTGCCGTGCATAGTATCATGTATAGAATTGACACCACGTCGGTAATGCATTGCTTGTTTTACTTGCGAGTTAGGGTTTTGATAGTCTTCTGACTTTTTAGCTTGAAGTTCTGCACATTCTTGCAGGATTAGTATTGATTCTTTTTGCATTTATTTCTCCATTGAAAGGTATATTATAACATAGTTTATTGTGTTTGTACATACTCTGTACCATTAAAATTATATTCATTTAAGAATATATAATCACCGGTCTTCTCTTGGTAATGATATGCTAAAACTGTATCAGCAACATCATGACCAAATTCGACCTTACGGACTAATAGATCACCCAACATATACTTCACATTATACGGGTTACGTGTAGTTTTGACTTCAATCTCACGACCTTCAAGATCAAACACATCCATAAATCCATTAGGATTATCTGTGTATCCGCACTTATCTATTAGATATAGTTCTGCACATTGCCCCATCAAACAATCTTCTAAGATCTTTTCTTTAGATCTCATATTTGGATTCCAAGTTATCTTTTCAGATTCAGGCTTGGCCCTTTCGTATAAACGTTTAGGATCTATGTCTGTTTGGTTAAACGTTTCCGTATACGAATTCAATGGCGCGATCGGCCTCTTTGTCAAATGGTCTTGATTTATACCAGTTTCCGTTTTCATAATCTATCTCCTTACACAATGTAGTGATTTCTTGAGCAGTTATATTGTACTTCTGTCTGACAGCACTTCCTGCAATTGAAACCATAATGGCATACATCTTTGTATACCAACCAGTCTCAGAGATTTGGTTATACTCTTTAACTAATTTTTGATTAACGAATGGGCAATCTCTATAATTGCTCCATGTTATACTATTGTTTGTCATTTCATTCTTGCGGTGAGCAAGCAATTGACGACGAATTTCAGGTGGGAGATGGTCTAATAAACCACCGGCTCTCTGTACATAATCATGCTTTGCCATAATATCATATGGATTCATAATCATGCCAGAGAAGTTCTTGAATATAAAATTATATGCACCTGCGTATTGGCCAGGGATATAATACATACGACTTAGATCTTTTGTTTGAGGATCACCAATGTCACCTAACTCTTTATTAAGAGCAAACCAGAAGTGCTTGATCTTGTCCTTAGGAACATCTTCACTTAATGGGAATACTATCCTAAACTTAGGATGCTCTTTAGTGGATGAAGCAGTAGAATATACGATGTGATTCCATTGACCGTAGTTGTCAAGCAATTCTTTCTCAAGATCTCCATCAAATATGTGTTCATCTACATCTACTGCACACCAACCTGCCCAACATATCACACTAGCATTAGAACGAGTTGTATCAGGTTCATAAACTGCTGGTGATATTAAAGAAGCTGACTTTTTATCTTTACGAGGTAAAGCCGATAAGTCAATGAATAACTTCTCAAAAGAAGCATCGTCTTTAAAGTCGACACGCTTATGAGTTTTGTTATCAAATACTGATTTAAATAATGTAAGTGCTTTCATTTTTTCTTAAAAATTAATTCATTTTCCATTGTGCCGTATGTCACTGAAATACTATAACTACCTTTATTAGTAACAAGTTCAATACCGTTGAAGCTCATTACCTTTTCTTTAGTTTTAGTTTCTAAATACCTTTTCAGATCGGTTAAACTTCCCCAACGACGGGTTAAATGTTTCATACTTTTTCTATGTTACCGTTTTTCCATGCAGCAAATTGAATACACCATTTAGTGTGTTCTTTTAAAGTGATTGTGTGTATATCAACACCCTTGTACATTTGTAACCATAGGTCATAGGTTATTTTACTTTTAGCTATTGGCATTCATATCTCCCATCATTTTAATATACTCAGAATCTGCCGTAAAGTCAACTAAGTCAATACTAACTTTCTCATCATAGGTAATAGCATCAGGAGTCCAGCTAGAATTAATATCAGGGTTATCAGCTAGAATATCAGTCCTTGCTTTGTTTGCTACTTCCATACGATCTTTAATTTTATCAGAAAAACTATTTGCAATAATACCATGATTACCCTGATGTGATGGAGCTTTCCAATCAGAAGGTTTAATAAGATCTGGAAGGCCTAATGGATTTGGACGTTCAGGTTTAATGCCGACTTCCTTTGCCATATTCGCAGCCAAGACATTATCCCATGCTTTATATGGATCTACACCTAATGCATCTAATGTACCAATAGCTACAACACAAAGATCAATAAGACCATCTACAATTTCTTCAGCATCTTCTTCAAAGTGTGCTTTCTGAGTTTCTTCGAATTCTTCTTCGATAAAATCTAAGCGAAAATCTATAAACTTTTTTAAATCATATGGACTTGCGGTAGCGGTCCATTCATGTACACCATATTTGTTATGCATTGCTGCAATATCTTCTACCCAATTTTTACTCATTATCTTACTCCGATTGCGCTTTCTATAATTACAAGTGTAACATATACTGCGATTGCAATGCAAGCTATATAACCTGCACCGTATAAAAACTCTACTAATTTCATCATTTGATTAGTGCCTCTGGATTTAGTTGGTCCATACTATTCCACGTTTTATTTATTAAAACATTAAGTGTAGTGGACAACTCTTTTAACTCTACCATGCTACATCTTCCTACCAAAGTATCTCTAGGTGGATGAGTAACGCTGCTGGTGGGATATTCATTCCTATCCGCTGGTTGCTGATCAACAGCTGCAGCCGGTGGGCCTTCGTAGTTATTAAGAAAGGCTATAAGTCCAGGCTTGTCAGTAGGTACTTCATAAGGTTCAACTATACCAAACTGCTTCTTGGCATCTGTTTGATTGGCAGCGAACTTAGTTTTATCTTTATTGACATATAGTTTCATAATATATACTTCCTTCTATTAATTTATACTACTATTATAACACGCTTTTTGCAAAAGTACATACTTAACTGAAAAATGATTCAAGTGTAATACTTCTTTCACTCTTCCATCCAACCGCATCTAGTACAGGTTCAATGGCACCTAAGAATGTCTTTTCAAATTGCATATTATAGTCCACGTACTTATCCAGATTAAATTGCTTTGGCATGTAATCAATAAAGGCAATAACATTCTCCTTGATAGGATTTGGCTTGACTAAGTATGTAAACTTAACCTTATCACCACTGGTTATCTTCTCTATTTTTCTGCTAAGCTTCTTATCAGTAACTAAATTGTTATGGAGGATTGCCCCACGAATGTGGATTGGCGTACCTTTCTTATATACAGTATCCCTATCTGTCCACTTGTTTAAGTTATTCACACCTCGAGGAAAGCTAACTTCTTCGGCAGAAGCTTGACGGAATGCAATCTTAAAGTTTGCTATGTCACTCTGCACAGTCTCCTCATCAGTTTCAATGATCCGCTTGAATATATCTTTTAATGCTTGACGACATATAGCTGGAGTAGATGATTTGATTGCCTCGATGCCCATGATCTTTAACTTGGGTTTGGCATAACGAACACCTTCATTGTCATACACATTTAATATGTATCGCTTCTTTGCTGTCCATATACCACGATCAGCAATAACCTCACGACCCATAACCATATGGTTTTGAATACCACCTAGAGATTTATATAGACGATCATAACACTCAGTCAGTGCTCCTTCAAGCGCTGTAGAACATATCTTATCGAGGAAGTCTACAGGATTAACTGGCTTAAACTGTTTAACCAATTGGTCAAGGGTAACATAGACCGAGTCTGTATCAATGGCAACTACATAATCTTTATTAGTCTTTAATGTGGTATTAAGATAATTGTTAAGGTTGTTCTCTGCCCAACGAATAGTTGCTTGGCCAGTGAGTGTGATACCCTCGGCAATTCTCATGTCGAAGTATCTAAACCATTTATTACCCATCGCGCCATACAAAGAGTTAAGTAGAATCTTAAGAGCCATTT